TTGTTATATTCAGTGTTGATATTTCCTGCGTGACCTTCTTTACAATTTCATTCTTTTTCATAATAGTCCCCTTTACTTTTATTTTACACCTGCTACCTGCCTACAATAAACCCGTCAATAATTTTCCTGAATACAGAATACATTGATTGTTTTATTGCCTTGCAGGCTTTCTGAAATTTAACTTTTTGCTCCTTATCCCTGAAAGTTACAAGGTATCTATATTTTCGGATCATTTTTTAACCACCCCCTCTTTATAGGAATTATTTATATAATATATAATATATATTATTCCTATGTAACCTGTCAAGCTATTATTTCCTGTCAACCAGTCCGGCTTCGTGTAATTCATCCCACGTTTCGACAAAAGCATTTACTGGGAATCTTTTGCTCATTCCCGAATCAAAGTAATGATTGATAATCATTCTCTTTTGCTTATGTTTCGGGACACCTGTTTTTTTCATCCAGTATTGCCAGCCGAATATCAGCCCGGCAATCTCTTTATTTATTGCCATGCGTAATCCCTTCCAAGATTTATTTATCCTCTATTAAATCTTTCCCAACACTTTATCTTATCACTGATAATGCAAGATGGAATATAATTTAACCAACCGCCATTAAGTTCATTACAGACATCAGTAAATCCTTTTATATCGTGACAAGCACCTTGATCTGCTGACATAGGACATCCCATGTGTTTAATATGTTCAGGCATTTTACCAGATAAAAACTCCTCATAGGATACGCCCTCTTTTGAAAAATCAACGAATATCCCATTATCAAGAGTGATTGGTTTTGTTCCAACACAATATCCGTATCCTGTTATAAACACACGTTTTACACCTTCCTTTTCTTTACGTTTTGTAAAAGGCGTATAAGTGAACCTGTAATCCTCACATCCCGTTCCTTTACAAGTATGACACACAACACTCGCACCACTTTTTTCTGCCATTCCCTGAAAAACACCTGTCCCGTTACAAGATTGACACTCAATTTTTAATTTAATTGTTTCCATAATCATATTCTCCTTATAAAATATTTTATTCTAATTTAATATATGAATCTTTCGCAACCCATGATAATACAAAAATCCTGTCTTAACTGATCGCCTTTTTTCTTCATTGATACCCGTTCAGCATATACTTCTTTTGCTTTGTCGCGCGTTGCCTGTTCCGGTGCTTTCTCTGATATATGTTTCAGGCTCTGTATATCCGCATCTGTTACGTTCAAACATACCCGTTGATGTATGTTCGGTATCAGGATCGGCTTTTCATTGTCCAGTTTTTCCGGGCTTGCTTTTCTATTAAGTCCCCAGATTGGTGATCCGCACATATTATTTACCCCCCATAAAAAATAAAAAATAGAATAAATTCTGTAAATCTACATCATAGTATTCAGGCATTTAACCACCTCCTTTTAAAAATATATTAAATCTCTCGTTTCTAACAAATATTGAAAAGCGACCACCATTTCCCGAAAAATCAGTTAGTGGCTGATTGTTATAATCTTTAAACCCCAACACTGCAAGTTTATTTTGTAATTCTTTATTACCAAACCAATTATCAATTTTATTGTATATTCTCCATGTTCCCCTCATGCTACCTTCAAATATGTACTTTGCTTTTGCCTTAATCCCCTCTATCTTTAACATTTCCTGCATCTTTTTGTTTTCTGCTCTCATCGTCTTACCTCCTTGTTTTATTTACTATCTTGTATATAGTATATATTATATATAGTAGTATGTCAAGGGCTATTTAAGATATATTTTATTTAATTTTTAAGCGGATTCTCGTCGATAAAAAAAGGACGCAACCGGGACTATGTAGTTGCGCCCTTCCTTATATAGAGTTTTTTACAGTAGTTTTTTACTTCTTTTTCGCTATTCCTGCCCTGATTGTAATTGCAAGGATCGCCTCTATTATAAGGCGTATCATTTCGGCAACTTCAATCTGATTGCTTGCGTATGCAATCAGTGCGGCAATAATCGCGCCTACTGAAACCAAATACGTCTTACTACCTGCCAATGCGCCCCGAAATTTTTCAAACATGATTTTACCCCCTTTCCAATAATCGAAAATATATTTGATTATTAAATTCAGCAATTTCTTTTTTATCCATCTCATCATTTTTCAAACCTCCCTATCCAGCTAATATCAAGCGTAACGAGATTGTAATAAAAATCTACTGCATCCCAACGGATACCGATTATAAAATACCAGCCCCATGTAAAGCTGATTGAAAAGAAGAACGGGAAGTTAAAATGAAATGAACAGAATTTTTTATTGAGTTTATTCTGTATTGGATTACAGCCCATTACGCCTTTGTACTCTGTCCACCCGGTACAATTATATTTTATAAGGGTTATAGGCGGCTGGAAAAACTTATATGATGTCCAGCCACGGGGAATCAAGCTGAAAGGAAATATCCAATCGTCATGGTTCTTTCTCATGTGCGGCGGCAGTGCATCGTTTCCCACTATGTATTCCTTTTCCCTACAATTTCAAAATGCCCGAGATCAAGCCAACGATCATTATAGAAATTCCTATCACAATTAAAATCTCCACCCCACCTTAACTCAATATTAAAGATATACGCAATCGCAAATATTTCGCCTGCTAAAAAATAAAAATTACGTTCCTTTTCCCACTTAGAGGGATATGGGATAACATCTATCGCCTCCGAAGGATATACATTATGTTTAGAATCTGGATATTCTTTTTCCGAATATCCGGTATGAAATGCTATGTCCTGTTCTTTCTCGCCCCTATGTCCCCAAATAATAGAACAATCAACCCTCTTTATTACTTCAAGCATTATAAATTTAATATGCCGATCACAACTTTCAAGATTTTTTAATGATCTTTCGGAATATTCATACATTGTTTTACTTCCTTTTTTTCTTCTTTTTTCTCTTTAAATTTATCCGTACAATCGGGACATATAACGCCCGCTTCCTTGCCATGAAAATAAATAATCCCATGAGTTTCCTTAGTCTTTTCAATATCACACCAACGCCCGCAATGATGACATTGTTTCCACATTATTTTTTTAAGGTAACCCTTTCACTATTGTATATGTAATAACTACACCCAAAAATTTTACATCAATCGTTGCGCTATCGTTCGGATCAAGAGACATATTAATTGAATAAGTATATGCAGTATTATCTATTGTTGCATCAGATATTATTGCATCTTCAACCGAATGGTATCCTGTAGACGCATCACTATCAGCCGTTGCCATTACATCTGCCGTTATTCCTGTCAACGCTGATCTAACCAAATCGCACTCGCCTGTAGCTGCCGCATCTACTCTGTGCCAATATGCTTTAAAAGATGTTACTATTGCGCCATGCGGTAAATTCACACCAGCCCTATACCATGATTCGGTAAGGTCTGTATTATTTTGGATATAAGTAGGCTCAATTTTAAAAGATTGCGTATCTAATTGAGGGACAAAAGCCGCAGGCGACACCGTAAAATATCTTGTCTGTATATCGCAATCCTGATCTCTCAAATCTGACCTTAATGTATTATGATCGTTTGCTAAAACATCATCATGAGCAGCTACGTCAGCGCTTGTTAGTGCCATTTTTTAACCCCTTGTCTTTAAAAAGTAAATACTCTAATATCGTTCTATCTCCCGCTGTAAAATTAGCAGAATACCACGCCTCAAAATCAGCCCGGTCAAAACTTTTTAATTCTTTTATTAATATTTCTGCTTTTATTGAATAATTTATTTTCATTATGCTATTGTAAATACAACCGACACGGTCAATGTCTGTAGAGCTGATTTTGTTACGCTAATGACCGCATGATTAAATAATGTTCCCGAATCTGCCACCCCACTTGCCGCTTCACCGAATAATCCAAATTCTTTTAAAGCACCGACACTTTCAGCTGCCGTAAAGAATGTTCGTATCTCGCAGGTATTTGTTGTATAAGAGCTTGACGCAACTTGCTTTCTTTCAATCTCTGTTCCAAGAGTAGTATTACCGGCTGCCGGTACATTTGTATTCGTACCTGTTGCGCCATAAGTGATCTCTCCCTCATTCGCTAATAATGCGATCCCTGCCAATCGCCGGGCAATAGCAACTTTGCCAACGGTACATATAACATTATGAAATTCTTTTACAATCTTTTCACCTGTATGTATATGTTCAAGCGTACAGATTATTTTTGTGCTTATTGTGACTGGTTTTTCAATTATTTTATTCATAGTACCCCTCAAGAATATTCGCTCTCATTATATATCGCTTGTGGATCACCACCTGCTCCATATTGAAACGGCGGTGTATATTGCTCAACCGTAGGCGCAGCATCCGACGGTGTAATCGTTTCAGCCAACGGCGTAAGTTGGTCTAATATTTCGTCTGTTCTTGTAACCTTTGGATTCAATCCGTCAATTAATTTAATTAATAACCAGTTAAACCCCTGCAAATATGTCGCAAAAGTTATATGATAAATATATTGATCGCCACCAAGTGCTTCGATATTTACTTCCCTTATCATATAATATGCGTCAACACCCCTGTCGGTCAAATCAACGTGTAACCTCTGCCCTGATTTCCAGCCGCCCTGTAATGAAGAAAATGATCCCTCTATAAGCGGTTCAGAATACATATCAAGTTCCGCTAATCCCCTTTCTCTTGCCTGATCTATCGTTTCGATATTCTGGTCAACAATATATTTTTCCCGTATACCATCGCCGCCCTGTACGTCTTTTAAATCGGATTGACTGCTTATATCTTCGACTACCGCCAATATAGGTATCTCATATTTGTATTTCATTATAACGGCATCTGCCACGGTTAATCCTGTCGCATACGTTACTTTGTCTGCTTTTAAAATTTTCTCATTATAGTTTAATAAAAAATCAAAAGTTCCATCTTCTTCGTCAATAAATTGTATACCAATCGTTTTAGGCGCGGCATTAACTGTTACTGAAATATCATGCGGTTTATACGCAATCGGCAAATCAACCTGGCCCGCAATCGCCGTAATAGTATCCTGCGTATATTCTGCCGACTTATAAAATCCTCCACGTACCCATATTTTGTTTACGATCTGCGTATAATCAGGCGTTATAATTAAACTATCAAATTCCGTCCCGTTATCTTCAAGTGCTATCGGCGCGGCATTTTCGTCAAAAACAAAAAAATGTATATCCTTATCATAATCAACGTACCAATCCAGCCCGGTCATTTCCGCAAGTTGTTCAAAACATTCTGAAACAAGCAGATAATTAAATTGTATCCTGTTAATCGTTGCGCCTGGATTGGCAACATTATCTACAGTAAATCCAGCGCAATATTTTGTATTAATAAAATCAACGATATAATATAATGTCTTACCTTCAAAAGTTTCAACAACCAGCTTTTTATCAAGGTCAATCTGCCAGTCAGAGCATTCAACATAAAAAACAAATTCATCCCCGGCTAATTTCTCGGCTTCTATCGCTGTTATCCTGCCATGAAATAATTTTATCCCGCCTTTTTTTATTATAACTTCCTGCCCGGCAAGCGGTTTATTTGTATACGTTCCGTATATTTCAAATGTGCAAGTATTGATTTCTTTCGTCAGTAAATCGGATATATTCGCATAGGCTATATCGGTTAAGTAACCGCCTATAGTTACGCCATCTTCCCAGTATTCATCACCCCAGTAAAATTCGCCCCACCGTGCCATATTATTTCCTTATTGTGGCAGCATTCTTATATCAACCCAACTGAAAGTAGTCGCGGCTATATCAACCGTATCATCAGCACCATGATTGTTATATACTACTATTTGTATCCCGGCGGCTGCCGTTAAATATAATGTAGTATTTATATTGCTTGTAATAGCACCGGCAAGCGATGTTTGAGAATATGATTGCGCAACATCCACGTTGTTTACTTGAATTGATATTATATATTCAGTATCGGCTTGAGTATTTGTCCATGTTATAGCAGTAGAAATAGCATAATATCCCGTTATAGGCACGGTGAATGTACTTTCTGATACATTAAAATCAGCACCGACATCATAATTTTCCGTGTCAAATAATACCTTATAAAAGTCGCCATGTACGATATTTTCTTGTGAAGCACTTAAATAAGCTCTTGCGGCTGATCGTATATCAATTCTATTATCTACTGTTGCCGCTGTACCGGCAGGATCAGTTCCTAATTCAGTTTGAATTTTTATTATCGCATCAGCTAAATCGTTCGGAACATTTGACCTCGCTAGTGTTACGTCCGATTCAGGTGTTGCGTCTGTATCAAGTGCCGCCGGATAACCACTGCCGCCGCCCGCGCCGAGTTCAGCACCGAATATGTTTGCTGAAATAAACAAAAACATTACTGATAATAATAATTTACGCATTATATCCTCCGTGATTTTTTTACTTCATCGTATAACGCCTTGCCGATAATCTTTGCGTGATCCCGTGCTGCCCTTCGTGAAGGTATCGGCGGTAAAGTTATATAAATATTGCCTGATCCACCACCGCCATTCGGGATAACTGTTTCGCCACCGTGTACGATTGCAAGTTGAGGCTGACCTATACGCCCGCCTACAACTCCGCCTTTATCGAAATTCTGCAATGCTCTGATTGCCCCTACAGCTACAGCGAATTGACTTACAATAACCCCGATCTGCCAAGCTGCCGCGCCCCATGTTGTCGCGGTTTGAAAAACAGCTTTTGCCAATTCAACTACTTTCGCCGCCTGCAATTCAACGTATTTCGTCATTATATATTGTTTTAGTCTATCCTTCATTGCTTGACCGAATGCTTTTGCGCCTGTTCGCCATGTTAAAACTTCTAATTCGGCAACCATTAAAACGCCTCTTGCAATAGCGTCGGCTGTCCGTCTATCTTCGATTCTGATTGCTTCTTCTGTTTCAGCATTTTTTTTCTTTTTTCTTTCCTTCATAGCATCATAAATTGTTGCTTCTTCTTCTGCCCGTGCTAATGCTATTTCAGCATCAGTTATTGCAAGCTCATTCTGTATTTCCGATTGCTCAACTAATACTGCTGTTTTTCCTTCTTCTTTTAATTTAAACGATTCTAATTCCAGCGCATTAATTTCATCAATCGTCATTCCAGCGTCCATAACTGACGTTTTTAAATTCTCCCATCCCTTGCTTGCTTTGTCAGCGTTTGCTTTCGCTTGCTTACCGAATTTTATTGCTAATGGAATATTGCCTGTTAATCCGGCGGCAACCATCCCTGTTGACGCATAGAAAGCATTAAGCGAATTATAGCCGACTACTACAAGCTGGCTCATCAATCCGACTGCTTTCCCGAATGAATATGCCGTAACTGTAACAATTCGAATTACGCCAACAACTCTTATAATAACTTTTTCAATATTGCCTGATTCATCAATCCATTCTTTTACTTTAGGCACGACATCTGTTTTTATTATTTTTACATAATCTTTTAGTACGGGCAATAATTTAAATCCGACATCTTCCCATAAATCACCTATGATATTTTTCAGCTGATTCACCGCGCCGAGAAATGTTTTTGCATTTGCTTCGGCTGCACCGCCGAATAGTTTTGAAATATTATCAACCGCCATTTGCAATCGTTCTGTTGAACCCACATCGCCTTCAACCGCTATACCGTATCGTGTTAAGGCATTCGTTGTGCTGCCGACCGATTTTGATACAAGGTCAGCCGCCGCCCTTAAGTCCATCCCCTTTGCAGAAGCAAGGTCAAGCGTTGATTGAGTCAATTTATCAAGCATAACTCCTTCAACGCCGAAGTTTGTGAGCATTTTTTGTACGCCGAGGATTGCCTCGTCGCCGTATTCAGTCATTGTTTGAAGCGAAGCCGCATAATCTTTGTTATGCTCAAAAGCCGCTTTGGTATATGTTCCTGCCTGTTGCATTGCCTGTGCAAGCGTCAACTCTGCCCGTTCCTGAATACCAGCCGCCTGCGCCGCCTTATACGCCGCCGCCGCCAGAGCCGCACCCATAACAAGTCCTGCCTTCGCAACGCCATTGATTGCCGCCCGTGCTTTGTCGAAACCAGCCTTGTCGAATTTTGATCCGACTGTTACAAAAAAATTACCAATTTCTGCCATTATTTCACCCTATCGTATAAACTTCGTTCTATTTTTCTTGCCAATCTTAAACCCGCTAATCCCCTGTAATTTTTTTAATTCCATTTTGCTATCTGCCTTTATTTCCTGATCGTTCTTAAATTGACTTTCAAATTTACCGCGGATTGAATCAATCTGTTTTGGATCAATCCCGTGTATCGACAATTCCATGAGAGTCTTTTCAAGCTCTTCCCGTGCAACGATTTCCTGCATTTTATTAACCCATACAATATCGTGATCAAGTATTTCTTCAACTGTATAGTTTAAATAATGAGACAACTTTACACATACTGTAATTAAACCACTGCTTTCTTCGGCAGCATTTGAGAAACGTAGTCCATAATCCTTTGAACGTTTTTTTTTACGCTGTCGATTTTATAATTTTCTAAAAGATCAGCTACTATCTCAATAATTATAGGCAGATTAATATTAGATTTTAAAAATTCAATATCATCTTCTTTAAGAATAACAGAGAACAGTTTGCAAATCTCATCTTCATTAAGCAATTCAAGAATACCTAATATATCGTCGGTATTTGATGTTCCCTTTTCAGTATTCTCTTTAATAGATTTTAATTTTTCTTGACTTGACAGGATCGTTTTAGAAAAAAATCTGCCAATTTTAAACTCTTGCGTTAAAGACAATCTGCCGACTTGATACTTCCTATCCCCGATAATAACCTCTTTTGTTTCCGGTACTAAAATTAATTCGTCTTTCATAATCCCTCCGTACGCCCCCGACGGAGCAGTACGCGTCTACTGCCCCGCCGAAAAGGTTTATTTTTAAGCTGCTACATCGAATTGCCCGATAAATGTTGTCGCAAGATGA